TCATTACGAACCAGTAGTTGGCCGTTTGCATAAGAAGTGAGCCCAACATCACCTTCGTATTGTCCTAAAGTGCCTCCAAAGGCAGGACGTACAAACAAGGATCCATTTGAGCTATGTTGGTAAACAACAGCGCAAACTTGAACCTTAGCATTAGGTGCGGAAGGGATGGTACTTGTCAAACCACCTGTTACTGAGGGGTCATAGTAAAGGATTGTTCCAGCAGTCCACGCATTGGTGTTGAGCTGACGAACAAGACCAAACGATGTAACATATCCCCAACCGTTGAGAGCAATATCTTGGGTGGCAATACCCATCACATAGGATGCAGTTGAAGCTGTCAAACCTGTAGCTGGAGCACCTGTCAAAGCGCCTGAAGCACCTACAGTTCCAGTGAACATGACAACTTGACCGTTCGTAATTGCAGCTGATGCTTTGATACGGAAATACTGTTCTTCACCAATCTGCTGAATAGCGTCCCCGCCAGCCATTACCAAACTCAAAGTCTGGTTTCCATCAGCGGAGTCCCAATACAAAGAGCCGGGAGCTGTGGGTACAGTGCTAGGATTTACATCGAATGTAATGTAATCAGGGGTTGTAATACCACCAGTGAGTCCAGACATGGAAGTAATGTCTGAGTTAGCTCCTGTGTGTGCCCATGATTGGTCAATCTTCTGCCAATTAGAGCCGTTGAAGATCAACCAGTCACCTACAATCCAATCAGAGTTACCGTCGAGGTTGGTTGAACCAGCTGTAGCTACAACGTAGTAATAACCGTTAGTTCCTGTGCCTGAAGCCAACGTAGGGGTGTTCGTAGAGGCATTCCAAGTACCTTGGTAGCTCAAACCACCTGCAACGGATGCCCAAGAAGCTGTAGTACCGTCTGTGGTAAGGAATTTACCTGCGTTACCTGTTTGAGAAGGGAGAGCTTCAAAGTTATCAATCTCAGTTTGCAGAGCAGCCAAAGCATCGAGCACGTATTGGCTAGTTCCACCGCCGTTGGAGACAACTTTGATGGATTCAGCTAGATCAGGAGCTACAACTTCACCAACATTGATCTCTTGACCTGTTGAAAGGGTGATAATCAGAGAACCATCGAAGTCAATATGAGCGTTAGTAACACTAACACCATCGACCCCGTCAATCCCGTCTTTTCCGTCCTTGCCATCTCGTCCATTACGACCATCTTTGCCGTCAATGCCTCGATCACCCTTCTCACCTTTAGCTCCTTGAAGTCCATCCTTACCGTCTTTACCATCTTTAATGGAATTTACACGTGTTTCAACTGTTTTAGCTGAATCTTGAACACGAACGAGCATATCTTGTTCGATACGCTTCAAAGCTTGGAGCACCAAATCCACATTCTCAGCAATTTTCTGCTTCTGAATGGCTTTAGCCTCTTTAACGGAGGCTGTAACACTATCCAAAACAGCAAGTTGCTGCTCTGGAGTCATGTTTTTAAGGAGAACTTCTTGGGTGAGCTTCTTAATGTCCATTGTTTAACTTTTCTTGGAGTTTAGTAAGGAAGTCTTCTTCCATTCCACCTAATTTGTGCTTGCTATCTTGCATCTGCATCTCAACAATCTTAGATTTGTTTTTGATGTCAGCTTCTTTGAGCTGCAATTCAGCAATTTTAACACGACGATCAAACTCACGACTAGCTAATTCGTCATTATTAGGTAAGTTTTGTGTCAAAGCAGAGGCAATTTTAGCTTCAACTTCCTTAGGCTTCAGCTGAGCTTCAATCATTGTCTTCTGAGCGTCAGCCATGTTCTGCTTAGACTGAGAATCAGCCAGTTGAATCTGAGCTTGCAAGCCTTGAAGCTGGAGAATCTGCTGTTGTTGTTGCAATTCCTGCTGATGTGGGTCAGGTTGGCTCATCTTATCGAGAGCTTCCATGAGTTCACCACGGTTGCTGAGGCTGGAATTGTGCAGGATACCCTTCAAGATCAAAGGCAGAACTGGTGTGTTAGGGCCTAGAGTCTGCAACAAGCCAATCAATTGCTGTTGTTCGTACTCACGAGCCATGATGCCCATGCTTGCTGTAGGCACGAAGTTCAAATCAACTGAAGGATAACGCTCAGGATCGAACTGCATGAAACGGAAAGCAGCCTTCTTGATGAAAGGCATCAGGAAATCTTCTTGGAAGTTAGTCAGAGTACGACGATACTTCTTGATGATAGTACCCATAGCAGCTGACATACCACCTTGACCTGCATCACGAGACACGTTAGTCATCAGACCTTGTGAGTCCAGAGTGCCTGTAGCTTGCAAGAGCATACGCTCGAAGTTCTGAGCTGCTGTAGCGTTATCAGCTGTGGTCTGACCGAACTTGAATGGGAACAAGATCTCAGCTGGATTACCGTTCACCAAGATAGCTTTACCGGGCTTAACTTCAAACTTGGAGCCACGAGGCATACGTGTTGCATCCATAGCCATCATAGGAGCCGTTGTAAGCGCCATAGCGTCGAGTTGGCTACGCAGTTGAGCATCGATAGCTTTCTGCATGTTGTAAGCCTTCTCAACAGTTCCACGACCTAGAAAACGATTAGGTACTGTATCGTCTTGATAGGCGATAATAGGACGATCCTTCATCATGTATGGGTTAGCTTCAGCTTTGAGCAAGGTAGTGCCGTTAGCGATAACGACAATAGCTTCCACCAAGTCAGAGTATTCATCTTGTGGGGAATCATCTGGGAACAAGTCAGCTACTTCACCGCCTTCGTTCTCCAGCTGCTCCAAGTACTCACGAGGAACCAAACCGTAGTAAGTAAGAAGAGTTACTTGACCGTCTTGGTAAGTAGTCTCGTCTTCACCTGATTCGATCAAGTCTGCATCAGCAGGAACTGGGCTGAGTTCTACCTTGCGATAGATACCCTTCTCCATGCCTTCAACGATCTTGAAGAAGCTCACAGGCTTCTCGATTGCCACACCCATACAGTCTTCCACTGTAGTGCCGTTAGGGTCAAACAGGAAGTTCTTAGGGTTGATAGGAACGATCTCAACAGCGATACGCTTAGATTCCATCACACCGATGGCTGCTTGGCCTTGTACGCCGGGGATAGGCTGTGTAGAGGGGATGTACTCAGTCTTCTCTTTAACTACGATCTCACCGATACCTGTACCGTAGATCTCAGCCATGAGCTCAATCTGGTCGATGGACTTACGGATCTTGTCCTTAGCGAAGTCTTCCATCATCTGCTGCTTGAGCATCTCAACATCGAGAGGAGTACCGTTTACATCACGGATGTCATCCTTGATGTCGAAATACTCACCCTGACCGAAGATAGCTTCCATGACCTCAGCGTGACGAGTCTCAACAGCTTGCTGAGTGGCAGGGGAGATGATACGTGAACGCTCTGATTCACGAGTCTTATCCTCAGCAGCCCACTGACCACGGAAGATACGCTCGTACTCTTCCCAAGCATCAATGAAGTTAGTGTCACGGTAGTCACGCCACTTCTCGATGTGACCAGTAACGAACTCTACCAAGCACTCATCGGAATGGGTAGGTTCTTGAAACTCAGCTTGTCCCAACTTGTCGATGGGAGTTATATCTTCTTTTTTAGCCATTAAGGTTCCTTATTGGAATTTGCAGCACTATATCAGAAAGTACTACTTTTGTCAACTATTATTTAGTAAAATACGTATCCATATTGCGGTTCCCTTTACGGATGTTCCACAAAGCTGGTACAACTTGAAGGTTTGCTGCTGTGTTTAAACCGCTTGCTTGTTTGTGCATCATTGGAACAATGTGGTCAATGTGCCATTTAAAACCTGTCACCTTTTCGCGTAACTGACAAAGCTTTGCAGCTTCCTCAAATACAAAAAGATCAAACTCAGACTGGAACATCTTTTCAGCAAGCCTTCTACGTTTATAAGCGTACTTTAAAGAAGAAGCTTTACGTCCTATTTTATTCTGTGCTCTTTTTGCGAAATACTCTTCACGTGTTTTAAAACCTTTACGTTCTCGAATACGTTCGTGTTCTTGTTTACGGGAATCGGGATTGTTACTGCGCCACTCGGCCACACATTCTTTAACACATACTGCACACTTATTTAACCGCCCATCTTTCATTCCAATATGTTTATGGAAAGCTTCAAAAGGTTTTGATTGGTGGCAACGAATGCAGGTTTTCATAGTAATACAGTATCAAAAGCCACTTATTTGGTCAAGCGGTTCCCATTCTTCCTCATCGTAGTCAGCACTGTAGCTAGTGACAGCTAACTGATCCACGTAAGCAAGGGAGTCAATCAAGTCATCGTGTACCCCTGAGGTAGGGAACATCAAGTACTGATCCTCAAACTCTTTCCATGCCTTCTCTTTGTTGAGAGCGATACGACCATGCTCAAAGCGACCTTGTAAGGCCCAGACAACACGATCAGTCTTCTTCTTGTTCCCGTGTGTCAGGTCTGAGATGTGAGCGTATACGTTGTTCTTACGCATCAGATCCTCAAGGTAGTGCATTACAGCATTCTTCAAAGCTCCACGCTCAATACCTACAGCGATAGGTCTATGTTCACGGATAGCTAAGAGGATCTTAGATGCAGTCTCTCTGATGTCCCAACGACCATGGATGATGTCCTTAACCCACCAGTCACCGTTGTCTCTGATCTTACAGATAGTGATAGCTGACTCGTCTAGTCTTTTCTTAGAAGCCCCTGCTGACTTAGCTACATCCTCAAAGCCAGCTAAGTCGATAGCGATAACGTACTCACCATCCTGAGGCTCAGCTTTGTACTTTAACCATTCCTCTTTAAATAGATCAGAACCAGCTGTATCGAAAGAAGACAGGTATTCTTGTTTAAAGGCAAAGGAGCTTAGAGTTCTCTCAGCAGCTTCAATTTCCTTAGGGTCGATAGTCTCGTTGTCCTTGGTCGTGAAGTGCCATGAACACCATTCCTCGTCTGTATCCTCTTGTCCTAAGTTAAAGACATCGTAGAACCAGTTACGTCCACTAGGGGTAGAAATGAATAAAGCTCTACCTTTCTTGTCAGACAGAGAAGCTCGGATGATCTTCTGCCATACGTCTTCCTTAATAAAGGCACATTCGTCAAGCACTACGTAGGTAAGAGACACACCCCGTAGACTATCAGGGTTATCAGCACCTCTAACGAGAATCTTACGCCCGTTGACAAGGGTAATCTCAAGGTTATTAACGTGTGCAGACTTAATAACAGGACGACCAAGATCATTCAGTAAGTCCCACATAATAGTTCTAGCTTGTCCTAAGGTAGGAGCTATGTACATCACAGCTGAACCTTCAGGACAGTTTAGAGCTTCAATGAGCAGGGTCACTGCGGAGAGCCTAGACTTACCACAGCGACGCCCTGCTGCAACCACTTTAAAACGATGTTTATCAGCAAATACGGACTGTTGCCATTTCAGTAGCTCAAAGTTAAGAGAGGTCATAACTCTTCACCTATACTATCAGAAGTAGCATTTAAATTTCTTAGAACACTATCATCCTTTGCCTCTACATCTTGGATGTCATAAGACGTGCTGTCATACGTGACATCATCTTCAGCAACCACTGTTGTAGCTTGACCAAGACCCATAATGTTAATGCTAACAGTAGGAGCACCACCGCCTTGCTTTGTTTGTTCAAAAGCACTTACTGGCATTATCCTATCTACGACTAGCTTCCATGCTGCTGCTTGGTTCTTATGGTCATCGTTTAAGGCAGCATTGAGGATAGACTCTAAGACTTTAGCTGACTTAGGGGAATTAAGCATCCTAGCTTTGTACTCATCGATAATAGCCTTGTCACCTTTAGGACGACCTAACGTACCTCTGTTCTTAGACTTCTTCGCTACTATCTCACCCTTCTTGGGTCTACCTCGTCCTCGGACTTTAAGTTCTACTTCGTCTGTCATCTTTGTCCTTTAAGGAGATGATATAAATAATAAATAGGGGAATAGCTACTCTGAGTACTCTAGAGTAACTATGACATTTACATATATGTCAAGAATCTAAATGAAGTACATTACTACTTATATTACCCTTGTGTCCACTAAGGAAGACACTAGGTCAGTAATGTAACTCATAAGAAACTTCCTGTATTAGCTAAGTAGCCTGTCTACTTAGACTTCATTTGAGTTCTTGGAAGGATAACCTTCAATGAGAATTATATAGGTCTTTTCTCATTTGTCAAGTCTTTTCTACAATTATTTACATTTATTTTACATATATGTCTCCTAGGTGACAACATCTATCTTCATAGACCTCTTGTGACCACATTACAGACCTCAAGAGGCCCTATGAAGACCTCCTGTGAACGCTTTCGCTTACAGATTTACTCACATGAACTAACCTGTCCCCAATTAAATTCATAAGTCTTTGTTGTCTATAGACTTTTTAGTCATATCAGACCTCCTTTTTAATTATTCTTTTTTGTGTACTTAAGAGGCTCCCACAAAAGTAAAACACAGCAGCCACCCCTCCCCCCCATGTCTTTAATGACAAACACTAATGACTAACTGGTCAGTAACTAATTAGGGACACATCAACGATGTCATGGACATCTATGTGCTTAAATAATAGGCATAGTTAGTACTGACTAACGTAATATGCTTAAAAAGTAAGCAGTGTAGGGCAATGAAGCACCTATTATAAGGGACTATTATGGGAAACTATTTAGACAGACTAATCAGTGCACCAAAACAGGTAAAATCTATCCACAGGTTATTCATAGCAGTGCATCAATGCACCAACTATGTGCTTACAATACTTACACTATATAGTTTAAGTGTTACAGTCTAGCATAATATTAATACTATAAGTTACAATCAAAACTGGCACGCTACGTGCATAGGTATTTGCATCATCAACTTGTTAAGGATCAACAATGAACTACTTTCCAACACGTTACGAAGCCTCTAAAGCCTTCCCTAACGCTATCATTCGTAAGGTGTTAAATCACCATGTTAACGCTAACGCTGGTCAATACGTAGTGTTCAACGACTACACCACGTACGAAGATTGGAAACGATGCGGTCACGTACGCTAATAAATCAACTAATCAAAGGAATCACTATCATGTCTAAATCAGATCAACTCGCACAGCGTACAATCTATGTCTTGGGCTTTGTTGCCCTCATTGTAGTTTGGCTTACGGCGTAATCTAAGCTATACTATAACTCTCTCAATCAGCACGCAAGTGCGTAAACTTCTTAAGGATCAAGAATCATGAAACAATCTGTCAACTTCTCCGCCTTTGTCGATGCCTTCCACGCCTGCGATCGCTATGATAGCTACGGGTACGAAGCTCTCAAAGTAATCTTTGAGTACCTTGAACAGTACGAAGAAGAAACAGGTCAGGAAATTGAACTCGATGTTATCGCTATCTGCTGCGACTATAACGCAGAGCATTACACCGCTATTGCATCAAACTACTCTATTGACATTGATGGATTGGACGATGACGAAGCAAAGTCAACAGTCATCGAGTACATTCAAGACAATAGCGCATATCTAGGTGAAGCCACTGACGGTGAGCTTGTCTACCAATGCTTCTAAGCACGTCAAGTGTTTTAATTAAGGAATCTAAACAATGCTAAACAATAACGATTTCATTAGCCTTGAGCGCCGTCTATGGCGAGAAGGTAACCCATTGACGGATGAATTGACATCGACTAGAGATGAACTTATCTTCCTATTGTCTCAGGCTAAAAAAGTACTAGAAAAGTATTCACCAATCATTAATGAACTGTCTATCGCCGATGATCT